AGTATTTGCCTCCAGTCCAATCGAAGTGGTGCTGTGGTTGTAGGTGAGGATGTAATTGTCTTCTGCAGCACCAACGGTCTGATCCACATCAAATGTGAAATTTCCGAGAGCAACGTTACCCGTTCCATTCGGTGTGATGTTGATCGATCTGTTATCTGTCGAAACAATTGAATACGTTACGACATCAAGATCAGCACCGAGTTGAGGTGTCGCATCATCTGCGAGATCCTGCAGTGCGGAATCTGCCAAGGCCCCCTGTGCTGCTGTCGCAAAGTCCCCAGAGGCACTGGTTGCGGCAGTCCCCAATCCAAGGGTCGTTCTCTGTGCTGCGGCATCGGTATCATCGAGGAGTGCCCGTCCTGCAGCACTCAGGTCTGCTGTTTGGTAGGTGTCTGCAGCAGTCGTGTAAATCATTTTATCTGCTGCTGTTGTCAGCCCTGCAATAGAACTCAGCCCAGCATCGTATGCTAAAATGTTTGTATTTATCACTAAACCTAGTGCCGATCTCGCACCACTGGCATCTGTTGCCCCTGTCCCCCCATTTGCAACAGGCAGAGTGCCTGTTGCGTCTGCAGCAAGATCAATTGCATTGAGTGTAATTGCCTGACCTGAGAGACTCAGATAATCGTGCGAGGTAGTAACCAGGGAGGTTGGGGTGGAGTTGTCTGTCCCTGCAGCATCGACCCCCAAACTGGTGCGTAGAGTTGCCCCCGATTCAAGCTCAAACTCCCCATCTGTCGAGTTGTAGATCAGAACAGCATTGTCCGCCAAACCTGCTGTGTCCACATCACCAAGAGTCTGGACGGTTGAGCCTGCCTGGTCTGCAAATTTCCATTCAGAGTCCGTCTTGTTGTAAACCAGAATCTGATTGTCGGTTGGACTGTCGTCATCATCCGTGACCAGAATTCGTCCGATAACGGTCTGCAACCCTGTGCTGAGTTTGGCAGAAGTGATTGACCCATCGGTGATTGATGCGGCAGATGCTGTCTGAGGGGTAAATTTGCTGCCGTCCCAGACTAACGAATCCCCTGTGCTGGGTGTCGTGGTGGTAATGTCAACATCACTCAGATCATCCACAGATGATGGGATGCTGACTGTGGCAGCAGACCAGTTCGTTCCATTGAACTGCAGCAGTTGTCCTGTTGCCGCAGTGTTGTTCAGGACATTCCCAAGATCCTCCAGGTCCTGGGAACTGATTGAAACTGTGAGGGTCTGCAGTTGAGAGTCAATCGTGTCGAGGGATTCGTTAATGTAAGAACCCCATAGATCAGACGACCCCCCGACAACGGGTTTTTTTAAACTGAAATTAGTGGTAGTTGTGAAACTCATAGATCAATCCGCATTGGGACAACTGGAAAAGTCTGGTTCGTCATAAACTGCGACATTCTGGACCGTGTATTTGATGATTCGCACTTGGAAGTTTTGTGTAGAGACTCCTACCTCACCACTTTGGGACCCTCTCGACGGACCAACCAAGGTTCCAAATGTTTTATAATTGGTTGCTCCAGAGTCCTCGTTTGCTTGGACATAACTGAATGACAGATCCTGCAACAACTGGAATGGAGGCCCGTTGGGTGTAGATGCCGCCTGAAAACTCGTAGAACTCTCATTTTCTGTTACAACTTCAATCACATAGGCATCTGTCCCCACACTAATTGAGGAATCAACAGGGTAATCCGCAAAGGTGTCTCCATTTGAATTTCCTCCGAGATACCCTCCTGTGTTGTGTTGATAGCCTATGTATGTATTCGTAGACCCAGTGTTGATGTAGCCATTGGCAACATAGTTCGCAATGTGAGCATCATTCACACTCTGATATTCTGCTGCAGTCCCAAACGCAATCTCTGCCCCATGAATCAGATCCACTTCATAGGATGATCCTCTGGAGGTCAGGGAATTTGGGAAATAGTAGGCACTTCCTAACGTTGGATGAGTCCGATAATGCAGAAACTGCATGAAGAGAATTTCATGAGGATTGTCCACCAGAGCAGACGAAAAGTTACTATACCAAGGTTCTAGTGTCCCATAACTGGGAGTACTGGCTGGGGCAGTCAAACTCTGACGGACATACTTTTTGACGTAGACACGATTATCAAAACTGTCCAAGACTGCGTTTGTTTTGCATGTATCCCTGAGTGCCCTTGCGATGTTCGTTTCTGCAGTATCGAGAGTTGAGTTGATCGTTGCGATCCTGGTATCAAAGAAATCTTTGAGGTCATCCATTGGGGAGGGGTCCCCAGTAAAGAAGGCGAGGATCTCGGCTTCCGTTTCAGGAGGTGACAATCCTAGTGCTGTCAGTTCGGTATTGAAGGCAGGCCAAGCCGAGACCGTGGTATGCACTCCAGAATAAGGATCTGGGAATATATCAGGACATCCTGCAGGTAACTGGGAATTAATCGTGTCCACACTGTTGATGTCTCGGTTGATCTGAGCCAACGTCGAATCCGTACCAACTCCTGCCGCATTGATCCTGTCAGACAATGCCTTCAGTTTTGTGGTCAGATCCTCCAGATACTGGTTCAGGATTGTTCCCCAAGTGCTTCCGTCTTCATTTAGCGAAGGCAAATTGAGGTCGGTGTAGTAGGTACTGCTTTGTGGCATTATTATACGCTTGCTAGTGCTGCTTGTGCTGCGGTTAATGCTGCAGCAGCATCGGTTGCTGCGTCATCGGCATCTGCCGCCAAACCCGTCCCGCCTGCAACTGACCCCACTGTGGTTTCAAGGTTCGATAATGTTGTCGTGAGTCCCGTCAATACGGTGTTGACCTGCTTCGCAGCAATCGCAATCGCATCTGCGGCATCTGATGCTGCAGTGCTGGCGTTTGTGGATGCTTGGGTCAGATTGTAGGCAAGTGACGGGGTTGCAGAATCCGACGCTTCACCAAGTACCTGATCCACCGTATAGACCTCATTCTCAATGGACACTAGGGCAGCAGAGAGGGTTGTCCCCCAGGTGTTCTTAGATCCTCCAACAGTGGGGAGGGTGATGCTGTAATTGGTCGTCGTGGGCATCTAGGTTCCTGCTTCTCGATTAAGATTTGTCCAAGTATCCGTCTGACTGTTCTGTTGTTTTGTCCAAACTTCTGCAGTGGTGTCCGTCTGTTTTGTCCAAATGGCTTCATCGGTCAACTGTTTGACGAACCCATAGCTCAATACATATCCCCCAATTCCGTATCGTTTGGTCCCGTATTTGGTCAGGGTACTCATGACATGGCCTGGAAGTTCAGGGAGTGTCTGCTGCCTTTTGTTCTCCTTCGGTCATCAGATGCCTGGATCTCGGCAACGGCACGTTCTGCCTGCTGTGCCCAGACCCCGATTCGTTCATCCTCTCCCAAATAGGGTGCGGCCTGGAGCAAGGAATAATACAAGTATGCGTCTGGATGACTGGTCGAAACCCAGTTGCTTGTCACTGATGTGCTTAGTGCTGGGATCTTGGCATAGTAGAACATTTCGTAGGTGATCGACTCTGCAGGGGTTGGAATGATCCTGAGAGCATTTCCGTAAACGTAGTATCTCGGATAAGTATCGGATAGTGATGCTGTGAAGTTTGAATCCGTGTACTCGTTGATGCTGTGAGCTGCAATCTCCACTAAATCCCGTTCTTTCGGAGATGTAATCCTGATGTGCCGCATTTCCAGGAAATCACTCGGCATGGAGAGATACTGATCAGACGTACTGATGTCTGCACGGGTGTACTGATTCGTTGTCCGCAGTTGTCGGTTCAGTCTTGCTTCGGCAAGCGTGATGAACGTAGGGATGACAGAAGTCAGATCCGTTCTGTTGAGCCAGTCTGCTATATTTGTTTTGAGTTGATCAAAGGTCATAGACGACCTTCCCAGACCCTAAAGGGTTTATTGTGGAAATCGTTCAGCCACTGCTTGAATTTCTTTTTGTCCCTAGTGATTCCTTGACGGTGTAATTCGTCGTAAAGCACTCTGGGAATCTCCGCAACTCGTTTCCATCCGCTTTGCTTGTTGGCAAATGGATCGAGATGTTGGTTGTCACGCAAGTTTTTCGTCAACTTCAATGTTGGCTCGATGTCTTGCGTGACCTTGTGATGTATCTGCAGGTTTCGAGGATCGATCTCATCGACATAAAATTCCGACCAGATGTTTCCCTGATGATCAAACAATTGCTTTGTCAACATTTCAAAACCTGCAGTTCTGTTAAGGATTAGGAAGTGGTCAAATCAAAGATTCCACCACTTGCGGCCTCTTGGGTGCTTTCGAGTCCCATCTCGCACACCAGATATTTGGTCTGAGCATCAGCGGTTTTTCCAAGTTCTGAAACCTGGAAGTTCCGCAGATAAGCCACTTTCCAATACTCTGGATCAATTAGGAACGCATCACGCTCCCGCTGGAATCTATCTGTAACGACGGATAAATTTCCAAAATCGCTAGCAAAAACAGTCACATTTGCGCCTGCCGTATTGCTGTCAATCATCTCCCGTGCGATGGATCGTCCGGTCAATGTTGAAACAACGGTCTTATTGAAGGGTCCCACCATCAACAAGTTTGGTTCTCCACCCTCCGTGAAACAGGACTGCATGACTGTGTTGATCAGACTGGCAGTCAATGCTTGTTGGGCCGAGGAATCGGTTCGAGCTGTGGAACCAACAGTTACTGGATCTGCACCAGTCGTGGCATCAAAACTGGTATTCGTGTCCAACCAGCAGCCGATCATGCCAGAGGTTCTGGCAGTCGTGCTGTTACCATTGTTTCGGGCCTGGTTGCTCAACAGTGCAGCTTCCACGGAACGCTTGAGTTCCTTGGTGCGTCTTGCCATCTGATGAGCCATCTGGCTGGTCTTGCCATACAACTTAATTGCACTCTGGGTCCCAGTCACAGCAACTGCCCGACTCATGATCTGGCAGACGTTGCTGTTTCGGGTCGTCAGTGATGCTGCTGCAGCACTGATCGCATTCCCTTCCAGGTCTGTCGTTGTGCTGGTTGCAGACAGTTCCTCAGTGATCCACTCAAAAACTGTGTTGGATACGTTGCGGGTTCCGACTGAGTTGACAAAAGGGGTCTCAGTCGGAGAGATGTTGTAAACAATCTCCTTAATATCAATTACATCCTCTTCCGTTCCTGACGTTTTGATGTCGTAGGAGGTAGAGGCATTCGTTAAAAGTGCCATTTTGACTTACTCCAATAATCTGGATTACCCATATTGGGCAAAAAATTTTGCAGTCTCAACGCAATAGTGCATCAAAGACTGCGACTGCATCTTGATTGCGCCCCGTCTTCTTCAGGCTCTGCATTGACTTTTTGAGTCGTGATGCACCTTCATCAGTGGGAACAAAATTTCTCCCTCTTGTCGTTGCAGTCTTGACTGTCGATTCAGAGGGTTTCTTCAATTGTTGCTTGGCTTGCGAGGTCGTCTTGTTCGCTTGCCAAGCTGAGTACAAAATTGCGACAAGGCGTGAGTCGTATGCTGCAGAGAGGTCTTGCTCGGTCAGACCAAACTTCTCTTGAGCAAACTTACGGATCTCAGCCTTCTCCGTCTTTGCGGTTTCTCTATCGGTCCATGCTGGGATTAGTTCCAGCAGGTTCTGTCGTTCGTTTTCCAAATGCTGGGCAAACTGCTGCTGCTGCAACTGCTGTTGTTCACTCTGCAGATACTGCATCTGCTGGGCACGTTCCTGTCGTGCCAACTGTCTGTCTCTGGCAGCATCCTTCTCCAAAACAAACTGGACAGGGTCCTCATGTCGCAACCGTTCCCAGGCTTGTGGGTCACTAGTCCACTGAGGTTCTGGTATATCGGGTTGCTGCTGGATCTGTTGGGCAAACTGATTGAGTTGCTGAACTCGTTGGGCATAGTCCTGTTGCAGTGCTTCTGCTTCTTTGCGTTGCTGGGCCAACTGCTGCGTTTTGCGTGTATAATCACTCTGTCTGCTGTACCCTTTCTGTAGCTCATCCAGACTGACCTCAACTTCTTCCCCGTCAATGATCACCTTGTAGAGTTCTGGTTCTGCCTGGGCCTCTACTTCTTCTTGTTCTTCTTCTTCGTCTTGTACATCTTCGTCATACTCGTCAATGGGTTCGTCAGTTTCCTCGGTCTCCGGTTGGGGTCGAGTGCCAAGTAGATCATCAAACTTATCGGCTACCAGCATGTCAGGGGTCTGGGGTGTTCCGTCAGATGTCACAGGGACATCGACCGAGTCCGCATATTCACTCATTCTTACTCGTCTCCTTTAGAGGTTTGTTTTTTGCGACGGATAGACCGTTGCACCTGAGCGTTCAGTTCGTTCTGCAGGTTCGTCGCAGCGTGGTAGGCATACCAGCAATGCTCTCGATCCTCGGCAGTCTTCCCCGCAATCCACTGAGTCACTAGCGAGGATTTCAGGTCATCGAATGCCTGTTTGACGGATTCTTCCTGCAGAATCTTCTTCGCACTATCACCGACACGGATGATGGGATCAGTCATCACTTCCTTTGTTGTTTGATGCACCTGCCGAGTTTTGCACAGACCTTGGGTGCGGGGCAGGTTGCACAGGGTTTGAACTTGAGGGGGTTGGGCATAATAATCCGTATAATTTCGATTATTTTCTAAGGGTCAAAAAGAAGGGAGCGGAGAGACGAAATGTCAGAAGTGGGAATATCTAGGTTAAATGCGTCGGTAGGATTTAGAGACGCAATCTCATTCAGTAGGCCAGAGAACCGTCCACGGGATGCAGGTGTGTCGCTACGTCCCACTGGCCCTGGATCATCAAGTCGGTTATCTGCTCTGGTTGGAATCGATTCAGTAGCCCGTCTAGCCCGTCCAGCAAGACTGCTACTTGCTGATCTGTCGATGTTTGCAATTCTTCCTGCAGAACCGATTCGACCCTGTTCAAAAAAAGTTCTGACTGGGTTTTGTCTAACATCTGGATCTCCGGTGTATTTCATTACAACAATCTCAGGCATTCCCTGAGATTCATCCCAACCTGTACTTTTCCAATAGTCTACCAGATCATCAACTTCTTGTTTAGTATAAAATTCTTTGTTGAACGGAATTCTTTCGACTACTTCAAAACCAAATCTTTCATAGGTGTCTGGCAGGAATCCGTTGGGGTTCTTTGCCGTTGGGACGGAGAAGGCATCAAGAACATTCCCCCCTTGCCGTAGTGCTTCCAACATTGTGCCAGGACCTGCAACTCCTCTCCCACCTTTTTCATTATTGAAAACACTTACGATGGCAACATCATCATTCGTAAACAGTGGATTCTTTAACCCATATTCATTGTTGTAGTTTGTTTCTCGTTTTAATCCAAATCCAATTTTTCCGTTCTCTCCCAGAGAATACAAAGACATTCTGCCAGACCTGATCATCTTGTTCAGATCCTTCATAGTCATTCTTCCGTTCTGTCCATCATACCGAGTCAAAGTAGAAGAAGCTGGAGATAGCGTCAATTCACGATTAAAGTCTGCAGCACCCTTCGTCTGCTTGCCACTCATTACTCGCCAATTGCCCAGACCTGCATCTGTTGCCAACCGTACTTGCCTTGGGGATTGAATAAACTCAAAAGGTTGGGAACGGATTGATGACGCAATTTTTGGTGTGATCATTTGCAGGGGATAGTCCCGTGACCCGAATACATAATTGATGTCTCTCTCTGGCATTCCTGCTGCCCGTCGAGAACCATAGAACTCAGGGTACAATGTCTCTGATTTGACAGGTGCAGCAAATCTTCCTACTACCTCACCTGCAAAAGTCTTGGTGTACGATGGATGCTCTCCCAGTACATCCTTCCCCATCTCCAGAGGAATCAGATTCCCATCTGCATCACGATACGGTTTCATCACCAACATTGGCTGATGTCTCTGTGCCCCAGCAAACTCATTGCTGAGTGTTTCACGCACAATCTTCGCAGCAGGAGATCCTGCATCTGTTGCCTTTGCAGACTGCAAGGTCTTCAGAATTTCTGCACGTTTGTCAAAACTCAGTTGATCTGTGATCTTAAACACATCAGGGTCCTGCAGTCCTGGGAACTCAGGGACTTTCTTCTGAATTAAATCGTCTAAATCTTTTACCTGTTTAGCAGTCAATCGATTGTCTCGGACATATGCTGCCAACTGTTTCAGTGTTGCATTCATCACAGACTGATTGGACTGATGACTTTCGGGATTCATTGCGTGAACTGTGATGTAGTCCGCTTGTTTCCCTTGACCTCCAACCAAGTCATTCTTCCGTGCTGCCCAGATTGCCTCCGCAGGTTTGCGAGGTTGCCCCATCTCCTGCATGAAGGTGGGAACAGGTAAGTCTCTGGTTTGAGCTTCTGCAATCCTTGCTCTCTTCTGTGGATCTACTGTCTGAGCAACTCGACCTTCCTGCACAACGTATTCAGGACCACCAAGCAAAGGTTCTGGTGCATCAATTTTAGAACTGCCAATTCCTGTGAAATACCGACTCCCTGCAGTCAAATCTGCCTCAATTGGGGCAATGGTTTTTCCAACATGCTCAGATGGATTAAAGATAGGGACTTCACTAAACTTACCACCTAGTTTTGGGAGTTTCTTAGAGACCGACCCAATTGCAGCAGTAGGCAATCCCTGTCCAGCCATCCCTGCTTCAGTGAGACTCTGCTCAAACTCTGGTTCTTCCAGCAAGTTTGCCAGTCGATCCCGTGGAGTGGCAAACGGTGCTACGGGGTAGTCCTCTTCGTACAGCAGAGACTTTGCTGCAGGTTGTAAAGGACTGAACATCGTGATCGCATCAATGAAGTTGCGAAACCTCTTCCCATAGTCCTCATTGGTGGCAATCGTGCTGCCCCGTGAACCGTAGCGTCGAGGAGTCATGCTGGCATCTGTCCCTGTGGAGGTTGCTGCTGGAACTGTTGTTCGTACAGTTGCTGCTGTCGGACCTGGTCCACTCGTTCTAGTTCTCGGTTGCGGGTCAGTGCATCCAAGAGGGGACTGGCATCAATCGGTTGCCCGTACTTGAAGGACAATTCTTTCAGTTTGATGAAGAGTTCTGCCTCCATCTCGTCCCTCTTTCTGTCGTCTTCCCTCTTCATTTCTTCTTGTCTGTGGGCAATTTCGATCTGCTTTCTCTGGATCTCTGCCTGGGCCAGCATCTCTTCAGGTGAGGGTTGAGGAGGTTCGTTCTGCTGTTGCATCACTTGCTGCATCTGTTGCTGCAACAATGCCTGCATCTGTTGGGGAGGTCTCAGGTAGGAACCTGCCTCTGCACCCAGTCCCTGATCTGCAAATAATCGTTGCAGAGTTTGGTAGTATTGCTCTGGACCTACGATGGGATTCATCGGGCCGTACTGGGCAATCAACATCTCTTGTTTTGCCAAGAGTCCCAGCAGTGCTTGTCTGCGTTCTTCTTCAGATCCTCGTCCGAGGGGGAGGGTGATCAGGACATCGTAGTCAGAGAAACTCGCAGGATCGACGGGAACAAACTCACCCCTCAATCTCATGATGGTCGGTTGATCCATATGCTGGAGGATCAATCCCAGCATTCTTTTGTAGAGTGGTTTAAATCCTGACTCGGCAATGTTCCGTGCGATCAGTTCCAGCCTGGCCTGTGCTGCCTTCTGGGTTGCACTCACTGCTACGGCAGTCGTCGATTGAAGCGCTTCTGCATCAAGTCCCTGACTTGCTCGACTGATCCCTGTGCGTTGTTCCTTGATTTCGTCCAAATATTGAAGGAGAGGGAATGCGGCTGCTCCAACAAAAGGCATCTCCAGCATTTGAATCGCACCTGCCTGTCGCATTGGGATCAATGCACCCACCTCATCATTTGCCAGATCCTCCCAATCGACTGCAGATTCCAGGTAGGAGATTCGGGGTCTGGTGCTGAGAGACAGAGAGTCCAGCATGTTCCGCATGACTGCAGACTTGATCCGTTGCACATCGGCAAGCTCGTCGTACAAGGACATGCCTCTCCAACTGTGCGGAAGTGGATCTTTGCGGATCAGAATGAAGGGATGACTATCTGCAGGTTCGTTCAGCAGGATTTCGTGAGCGTTGCCAATCGTGCAGATTCTGCGGAGTTCGGGGACCCCGTCACCATCTGCATCCACTCGGACATAGGACTCAACGTACTGGACTAGACGATTGGCTGGATCTGCATCCGTATCGTCCTCTTCTCTCCAGTTGGGATGCCGGAGGTTCCATTCTTCGTTTGACCTAAAATCGTCCTCGTATCCCTTGTACTCGATGATCGTTTCGTAGGGGTAGCCCAGTTCGACTAGGTCTCCGACTCTCAGCAGTTGTCGATGGGCGATGATCTTTGCATCTTCCAGGGAGGTTGCCGTGCGGTTGATCAAAAATTCTTCGGGTGGTAGGCATTCTAGTCTCGTTTTGCCTCGTGGTATTCGTCTGGTCAGCACCACGTTGTAGAGACCAGGTTGCTCCTCGATCTCCTCACTGCTAGTAACTTCAAACCCTTCCTGCACAAACAACCCAATCTGCAGCTCATCAAGGCCCGTCAATTCTCTGGTCTGGATGTCATACAAGGTTTCATGCCAGCACTTGATGATGCCCTCGCCTTTGATGAGGCAATCTTTCATTGCGTCTGCGAACACGGAATATGCGTTGCTCTGTTGCATCATCCAATTCACTAGTTCCGTGGCCTGTGCTGCACCTGCCACATCTTCGGGACCACGGGGAATGAACTCACATGGTTTCTCATGACTGAAGAAGACCCGCATCAGAGAGGGGAGGATCGAATGAACGGCATCATGAACGTCCCGACTGACAACCTGTGATCTGCCATCCTCTTCCTGGGGGGAGTCTCCAGAATCAGAGAAGGGACTGCCGAGGTAGTATCGGAAACTGGATGCTCGGACCGGACTGACCTCATCATCAATGTGATCGACGGCATCTTGCACTGTGCCAGCGATCCAGGCTTTCAGATCGTCTGCAGTCATCGGAGTGGGGGATTCAGCCATTTATTTCTTTCTCGGTTTCTTTGCACCTGCTGC